CTGTCATTCACACGACGAGGAACACGAAGCTTATAAACTGTGCCAAACTCTTTGTACGCGTAAAACAACTCCTGCAATTTCTTATAAGATGGGAAGATGCACATGTCCAACGGATTAAAATCACCGCTAAACCCCCACTTATACATCATGCTCCTCACAACGTCAGCCTGATTACTTTCCCACTTGTCGTAGAGTTCCGACACTTGAATATTGTGGTGTGCTGTAAACCAGGAGTGGACTTTCCTAAGAAACTCATAAGCTACAGGATTGGAGCCACGTGTATCATAAGCTAACCCAATCAATTTACTGGCCAGTTTAGCTGGTTCCATTTCTGGCTTCCACAGAGTAAGTTTCCTGTAGTAAACTGCAGATGGGCGCCACGGGATAAGCTTACCTCCTTCGGGACGGAAGTAGCACTGCAGAAACTTCTGCTGAGATGAACGAGAGACATCAATCTCATATCCCGGGGTAGGGTATGACCATAAGGTAGGAGAGTTCACAATGGAGGCGTATTTTACGGTCTGAGCATGGTGCGATTTTAAAAAATCAACAAATCCTCTGTTTGAAAGCTCAGGAAAGCAGGCCGGGATACGGTTAATGTAATCATCACCCTGAGCGGCAAAACGTAATCCTTTATGTCCAAGAGCTTTCTTCTTGTCTTGGGCATTCTTCAACACATAATGATACCAACAAACAATCATGTGGAACGTATTGAAGTACGAAGTGTTGTAGTCTCCAGAAAACAGTGTTCCAATGACAAGACGAAACAGATGTTCAAGCCAACGAACCACATGCCCGGCAGTGAATCGAGCATTCCAAGCAATAAGGGTTCGAAGGAGCCCATATTGAGGGTGATCCTCCGGAATCATGGTAAAGATTAAAGACGTAATCATAACCAGATCATGCCAAGGGAAGCTCTGGTCCTTCTTCCCAATATCTCCCGATCCATAAACGCATGGCTCCTCAGAAAAGGCTTGCATCCACTCAGCGAAATCCTCATTTCCCCCATAGGCCCAGGGAAATCCAATAAAACAAGAACCAACATTGGCAGTCGCGTAATGCCACGGCTCAAACAAGATACTGCAGATAAGATACTGCACTAACGGGACAACGAAAAATATTCTGACTTTGTCAGTGTCAAACTCGCTTTCATCAAACTCTTGGAGATCACTTCCAAGTTTTCCTTCTACTTTCACATTCGTCTTAGCAATGGGCGTAGGCAACAAGTGTGTGGGAGTCGAATCAGGGCTATGCAAAAGGTGAGCTTTAATCTTCTTGATAGCCTCGTCAAGAATCAACGCTGCTGACGAGATCTGTTCACCTTTGCTTCCATTAGCAGAAACAACGAATTCAACTCCATAAGCTTCATCAATGATTTTTGGAGACACATTGATGTGACCGGCGGCTTTAGTTCGGTCAATCTTTCGCTTGAGTAGAGCTTCATAATCAAAGTCCAAGGGTGCCAACGTTTCCATGGTCATCCCAACACTACGGCAAGTAGCCATAATAGCTTGGGCGTAAGTATGCATATCAGGGATGGCACGCTTGTAAGATTCCATAGGACGGCTTATACTGCTCATAGCACTGTGGTAACCAACGACTCCAGCTCCGGTAAGCCACATGGCGGAAGCACCACGCTTAACTTCACCGCCGGACACTCCATCGGCATACTGCAGCATCTCAAGAAACCATCCTTCCGTGGCTGTAAACTTGGGGAACCAATCTCCACACTTCGGCAAAGGGGTAATGGAGATATTTTGATTATTATACTCAGGGTAGCCAGCAGGAATAGCGGCGGCACACACGAGTCGAAACAATCCTCGATCATCAAATGGAGTTTCACGAGGAGAAATGTGATGAGATTTTGTTTTCAAG